TTTTAGGAGGTATATATTATGGCAAATTCGATACAATATGCGAAAACTGTTAGTGTTCCTTCTGAAAAGATCAAAACTAACGAACTATCTGGTAGAGTAAGAGCTGCATTTGCTGAATACGAAGCATCTGCAGAACAAGACACTATCAATATGTTTACAATACCAAATGGTGCAAGATTACTATCTGGTACAGTTAGCTATGATGCGTTAGGTGCAAGTACAACTATCTCAGTAGGTTACGCTGCTCATACAAAAGCAGACGGAACTGCTCAAGCTGTTGATGTAGATGAGTATAAAGCTGCGGCTTCATCTGCTACAGCTGGTAGTGTTGCTTGTCTTGACACAATCGCTTTAGGAAAAAACTCAGTCGTGGATGCAAACAAAGATGGACTTCCAGTAACTGTAACATTAGCTGGTGCTAATGGAACTGGTACTATCCAACTTCAAATGTTCTACGTTGTAGACTAATAACTAATTTTGTTTGGCGGATGAAATACTCCGCCAGGCAATAGTAAAATGCCAAGAGCAATCTCAAGAAATAAGAGAAATTACAGACCTACTAAAAAAGGTGCTGGAATGACACAAGCTGGAGTGAACGCTTATAGAAGAGCTAATCCAGGATCAAAATTAAAAACCGCAGTAACTGGTAAAGTTAAAAAAGGATCAGCTGCTGCTAAAAGAAGAAAATCATACTGTGCAAGATCTTTAGGTCAACTGAAGAGATCTTCTGCAAAAACTAGAAATAATCCAAACTCAAGGATCAGACAAGCGAGACGAAGATGGAAATGTTAAAGTGAAATATATTATAATAGTTTATATGTGTTCATTCGCAAACACAGAACCTCTTTGTTTAAATGGTAAAGTTTTAGGATTAGAATTTAATAATTATAACGATTGTATTTTAGAAGGATACAATCAAGCACATCAAATATTAAGCAATGTTGATGATGAAGAAGTCAATCAACAAAAATTAGCAATAAGATTTCTTTGTAAAGAAATTAAAGTGGAGAAAATATAATGGCATCAGTAATAGACATTTGTAACTCTGCGCTCAATCTTCTTGGAGCCAGTACAATATCAGCATTAACAGATGATAGTAAGAATGCTAGACTTTGTAATCAAAGATATGAACCAATAAGAGATAGAGTTTTTAGATCTCATGCCTGGAATTGTTTACACAAAAGAGTTCAACTTGCACAAAATACTACAGCTCCTGTTGTTGAATATTCTTATGCTTACGCTTTACCAGCGGATTGTCTAAGAGTTTTAAAAATTCATAATGGCACTACTGACAGTATTAAATCAGAAATGGATTACAAATTAGAAGGTAGAAATATTGTTACTAACGAAGGTACTGTTTATTTAATTTATATTGCAAAAATAACAGATCCAAATGAATATGATACGTACTTACAAGAAAGTATTTCTCATCAACTTGCTGCTGATATTGCTTACGCAATTACAAATAATGCAACACTTGCTAATAATTATATGGCAAGAGCTGACGAAAGATTAAGAGAAGCAAGATTTATTGATGCAACAGAAAACAGTTTAGGAACAATAGAGAGTAACGAATTTACAGACGCTAGATTATAATGGTCAAATCAGCTTTTGATCCAAGACTACTAGAAAAATATTCTGAACCTAAATTGCTTCTACATTTCCAATGGGGAGATGACACTAAAGTTTATCGTTATGCTTTAGTGGAAATTATTAATGAACTTGAAATTGATGCTACGTCTAAATGTAAAAAGGATGAGCAAGGTTTAACACAGCAACAAATTTATAAAAAGATATGCCAAGAACAACATTAGCCTTAACATCTTTTGTTTCAGGAGAGTTTGGTAACAAGCTTACTGGTAGAACAGATTTTGATAAGTATCAATCTGCAGCAAAAACATTGGAGAACTTTTTAGTTCATCCTCAAGGTGCTGCTACTAGAAGAGTAGGTACTCAATTTATTGCTTCTGTTAAAACAGCATCTGAAAAAACTAGATTAATTCCTTTTGAGTTTTCAACTACTCAAACTTATATTTTAGAATTTGGAAATAATTATATTAGATTTTTTAAAGACAAAGGACAGATCTTATCTGGTGGATCTCCTTATGAAATATCAACTCCGTATTTAACAGCTGAGTTATTTGATATAAAATTTGCACAATCTGCTGACGTGATGTACCTGGTCCATCCAAATCACGAAGTGATGAAGCTTTCGAGAACAGGACATACTTCTTGGTCTTTAGATGAAATAGAGTTTACAGACGGTCCATATTTAGCGTCTAATACAACATCAACGACAATGACACCAGGAGCCACTACTGGAACAGGAATTACATTGACTGCTTCTGCTAATACTTTTGTTTCAACAGATGTTGGTAGATTAATAAATTTTTCTAATGGTTATGCTAAAATTACAGCATTTAGTTCTGCAACAAGTGTAACAATAGATATTAAATTTGATTTTGACACAACAACAGCTGCAGCAGATTGGAGCTTAGGTGCATTTTCAGATACTACTGGTCATCCTAGTTGTGTTTCATTTTTTGAACAAAGATTAGTATTTGCTGGAACTAAATCAGAACCTCAAACAATATTTTTTTCTAAAGCTGGAGATTATGAAAACATGACTTCAGGTACCAACGCAGATGATGCAATGGTTTACACAATAGCTGCTAATCAAGTTAATGTTATTAGATATTTAAAAGCACAAAGAACTTTAGTGATAGGAACGACTGCAGCTGAATATACTGTCTCAGCAGATGGTACGGATGCGAGTATTACTCCAACTAATATAACTATTAAAAGACAAAGTTCTTATGGATCTGCAAATGTTGATGCAGTAGCTGCTGGTAATGCAATTTTATTTTTACAAAAAGCAAAAAGAAAAATTAGAGAATTAGCTTATAACTTTGATAGTGATAGTTATGTAGCTCCAGATTTAACCATATTAAATGATACTGTTACGGAAAGCGGTATTGTGCAAATGGAATGGCAACAAGAGCCAAATAATAATTTATGGTGTGTTAGAGATGATGGTCAATTAGCTTGTCTAACATATCAAAGATCTGAAAATGTAGTTAGTTGGTCACGACATATTATTGGTGGATCTTTTGATGGTGGTAATGCAGTTGTTGAAAGTATAGCAAGTATTTCTGGAGAATTAAACGAAGATGAGCTTTGGGTAATTGTTAAAAGAACAGTTAATGGATCTACAGTTAGATATATAGAATGCTTTGCTGATTTCGATTTTGATGAAACAGTAGCAACAGATTTTAAATTTTTAGATAGTCATTTATCTTACTCAGGATCATCAACAACTACTTTATCTGGATTAGATCATTTAGAAGGACAATCAGTATCAATATTAGCTGATGGTTCAGTTCATGCAAATAAAACTGTAAGCTCAGGTGCAATCACTTTAGATCGAGCTGTTACTTCAGCTTGTGTGGGTTTATCTTATGATAGTGTTTTACAAACAATGAGAATTGAAGGTGGAGCTGCTGAAGGTACTTCACAAGGTAAAACAAAAAGAATTTCAAAAGTAGTTTTAAGATTATTTGAAACTGTTGGAGTTAAAGTTGGACCAAGTTTATCAAACTTAGAACTGGTACCTTTTAGAACTACCTCTAGTAATTTATCTGCTCCAGTAGATACATTAATTGAAGGAGATAAAGAGATAGAATTTAATGATGATTTTAATAGTGATGGATACATATTTATAAAGCAAGACCAACCACTACCAGCTAGTATTCTTGCTATCTATCCAACGCTTGTTACAAACGATGGCTAATTTTACAGTTGTTCCATACGAAGTGGAGCATGGAGATCAAATCATTGAGTTTGGCATGAATAGTAAGCTCATGGAGATAGACGCTAGTTATACCAATAATAGACTAGATATGGCTATTCCAGGTTTATCATTTACTTTATTTTTAAATCAAACTCCGATTGTTTCAGGTGGCATAGTTCCAATGTGGGATGGTGTTGCTGAAGGCTGGGTTTTATCTTCAAAACATATTTATAATTACAAAATTAAAGCTGCATCGCTAATCAAAAAAAGACTGGATTATCTATGCACAAATAACAAGATCATAAGATTACAAACTGCAGTCAAAGAAGAGTTCTTAACAGGAGTTAGGTTCGCTGAATGGCTAGGTTTACAAAAAGAAGGTCTGATGAAGTATTACGGACTAGATCAAACTAATTATTGGAGAATGGCAAAATACTATGAGCGCATTAGGTAACATAGCTGCAGCGCAATCTGCAAAAAGAATATCTGCATACAATGCAAAAGTAACAAGAATGGAGAGAGACTTTCTTGAAGCGAAAGCAGAAGTTAATAAAAAATTTTATAGTCAAGTTACAAAACCGCTACTTTTAAAAGAACAACAAAAAGGAAGAGCAAATCTATTTGTAAGCAGTTTAAGAACTGGCGCAGAGATTAGACCAGGCACAACTCCTTACGATGTCATGTTAGAGAATAATGTTAATCAAGCATTTAATGTTTTGATAGCTGATTATAATTCTACAATGGATTACAACGATCAACTTAATCAATCATTAATGTTAGAGGCTAAAGCTCAAGGTCAAGAGTATGCTGGTCGTATGACTGCAAGATCTCAATACTTTGCTGCTGCTGGATCTTTATTATCAGACGCTAATAAATTTGGTATTATCTAATGGCAATATTAAAAGTAGAACAAGTACAAGGTAAAGTTAATACAGGAACAAATCCTGGATCATCAAGATTAGCATTACCTTTATCGATTGCTAATCAACAAGCTCAAGGATTTAAAGCTTTTACAGATGGTGTTGTTAATCTTTATGCTGCACAGAAACAAGAGGAAGATTTAAACGAAGCTCAAAGTATTGTTGATGATTTAAACATTAACTTAATTAAAAGTTTTAATAAGTATAAAAACGGTAGCAATATAGATTTAGCTATTAAAGGTTTTAATGAAGAAGTTGATTATGACAACTTTAAAGATTTAGGCTCTAATAAAAGAGTTAAAAAAGAAGTTAAAGATTATGTTCAAAAATTTCAAAGAAAGTATTCTTTAGATCTTTTAGGTAAAGTCACAGAAAACCATCAGGAAATAACTAAAGCTAGAAAAACTCAAAATCTTAATCAAATGATTTTAGATCAAATAGATGGTGGAGCTAATGCTTTATTTGCAAAAAGAGATTATCAAAGCTTTTGGACAGATCCAGTAAACCTTGAGTATTATGGTGCTGAAGGATTAGAAAAATTAAAACAAGAAAAAGATTTAGAGTTAATTGAATTAGCTTTTATAAAAGGTGGTCAAAGCAATGATATAAATCTTTTAGATAATGAGCAAAGAAATGCAATATTAGCAGCCTTACCACCTACAAGTCGAAAAGCAGTAATTGAAAAAATTAGAACTGATTTTATATCAAGATCTTTAGCTTTACAGGAAGAAAGGATTTTTGAAGAAAAGAAAGATAAACAATTTAAAATAGAAACATTTTCTAC